TTTTCTGTCTAAATATAGAAGCGACATACGGCACACGTCTATAGTTAGAGATTTCACACGGCACACGTCTATAGTTAGAATCTTTATTTTTTTTTTTTGAAATTTTTAATCCTGGTAGAAATTTTGATTTCTTAAGACGATCATTTCAAAGTGAGCAGATATTTCACCTGGTCCAGTTCTCCGAGTATCTCGTCACGAATATTTTGGAGTTCGGTATTCTTCGATATCATCTTGTCGAGCGGGCCTCTCATGTAAGCGTCCGCAACGTCAACCATCTTCAAAAACTTGGTCTTCGTCATGTTCTCCACGGGCACTGACGAATTCAGGCGCAGCGTCGGTCGACCGAACGCGCCGAAATATTTTTCAAGGAACGAATCCGTCAAGTCAGCGAGTTTTTCGAATAGCTTATCGGTTGCTTTATGATTGCTGTAACTGAATGTCTGCCAATGGAAAATCTTCGTCGCGAGTTGGAGTTCGAAGAAGAAAAGCACGATCTTCGCGGCGTTCGTCTGATTCGAGTTCAGCGTCTTATTGGCATTCTTGTTGGCGTTGTTCATTTATCGTATGTATTATTTTAATTTTATTATGTTATAATAAATAAATGGGATCAGATTCGGATTTCAAGGTGAACTTGTTGAAATACTCCGGGATAAATTACGATAACCAAATCATGAATTTTCCGGGGGAGATTACCGCGAAAAACATAGACGCCAATGTCATTTACGGAAACGTGACGGCCATCTTGCCTCCGACGGCAAACGTGAACATCAGAGGAAACGTTATGGGTGCAAACGTCGTCACCAACGTGTTTACGGTGTCAGGAAACGCATATTCTACGTATTTCATAGGAAACGGTGCTTTGTTGTCTGGCGTCACGTCTTCCATTCCTTCGACTGCTGCCACAGATATAACGGGTAACGTGACCGCCCCGGGAAACGTCATCGTCGCGGGTCAGGTAAACGTCGCAGGAAACGTGTACGCTTCTTATCTGATAGGAAACGGCTCGCTATTGACCGGTTTATTAACTGGACTTCCGTCGAAAGCAAATATTGATATCGTCGGTAACGTGACTGCTCCTGGAAACATTACCGTCGCGGGCCAGGTGAGTGTCGCGGGCAACGTTACTGCAAACTATCTTCTGGGAAACGGTTCATTGTTACAGGGAGTTCTGACATCTATCCCACAACAGGCGAATATTGATATCGTAGGTAACGTAGTAGCACCTGGAAATCTCGTGGTTGCCGGACAAGTAACTTCCATCGGAAACGTGTCTGCGAGTTACTTCATAGGAAATGGTGCTTTGTTACAAGGCGTGTTGAAATCTCTGCCTGCCCGTGCGAACATGAACATCGTCGGAAACGTGTATGCCCCCGGGAATATATCGGTAGCCGGTCAAGTGCTCGTCGCCGGAAACGCCACGGCGAACTACTTCGTAGCAAATGGCGCTTTGCTACAAGGCGTATTGACGACGTTTCCGTCTCGTGCAAACATAGACATCATCGGCAACGTTTCCGCTCCGGGAAACATCACAGTCGCTGGTCAAGTCACCGTCGCAGGTAACGTGACCGCAAATTACTTCCTTGGCAACGGTTCTCTGTTACAAGGCGTATTGACGTCCGTCCCAAATCAGGCAAACATAGATATCGTGGGTAACGTGGTAGCTCCAGGAAATGTCACCGTGCTTGGTCAAGTCAAAGTGGTCGGAAACGTGTCGACGACATATTTCGTGGGCAATGGTGCGCTCCTGACGGGCATGCTGAACTTTTTCCCGAACGTCGGACGTCTCGACATCGTGGGAAACGTGACGGCTCCGGGAAACATCATCGTCCAAGGTCAGGTGACCGTGGTAGGAAACACCGTGGCAAACTACTTGTTGGGTAACGGTTCGCTATTGACAGGTGTCCTGACGTCGCTTCCAAACCGTGCGAACATTGATATCATCGGAAACGTGACGGCCCCGGGAAACGTGAACGTGACGGGACAAGTGAACGTCGCAGGCAACGTTTCTGCGAATTACTTTATCGGAAATGGATCGTTACTCACGGGCGTATTGGCAACGTTACCTTCTGTCGGAAACATAGATATTGTCGGTAACGTAAGAGCACCTGGAAATATCATCGTCCAAGGCCAAGTGACGGTCGTCGGAAATCTTACGGGAAATTATTTGGTGGGAGACGGCACGGCGATATCCGGTATTTACATTCCGATTCCAACAACGTCGACTATGGATATACAAGGAAACGTGGTCGCTCCCGGAAACATAGAAGTCACCGGACTGCTCCAAGTTCTAGGAAACATGAGCGCACCGTATTTCATAGGAGGAGGCGATTTCATAACGGGAGTGAGTGCGCCCGTCCCGGCCGTGATCAACGTCAATCTTATAGGAAACGTCGTATCTACTGGAAATCTCGTGAGCACGGGAAATGTCACGAGCGCGGGAAACATCACGGCGCCTTATTTTATAGGAAACGGATACTTCCTCCAGAGCGTCGTCCCGACCATACCAAGAGTTTCGAATACGGATATCATCGGAAACGTGACCGCCCCAGGAAATGTCATCGTTCAAGGTCAGGTGAACGTCGCCGGAAACGTGGTCGCCAACTATTTCATTGGCAACGGTTCGTTGTTGTCAAATACGGCAGACGTCTTGGCGAGTGTTTTGAAAACTGACGTGCGTGGAAACGTGACCGCCCCTGGAAACATATTCGTACAAGGGCAGGTAAACGTCGCAGGAAATGTTTCTGCTCTGTATCTCGTAGGAAACGGTATATTGCTATCTAACGTTCTCACCTCGTTGCCCACGAGCGCCAACGTAGACGTGAGTGGAAACATATTGTACGGAAACTTGTTAAACGTAGTGACTTTGACTGCGACGGTAGGAAACATTGCGAATGTTTCGTTTGTGAATGGAAACGTACGAGCTGCATACTTCTTCGGAAATGGTATATTTTTGTCGAACGTATTGACGACAATACCCGGCGTGATTCCGATGGATATCATAGGAAATGTCACCGGTAACATCGTTGCATCGTGGACTGCAAACGTCAGCGGAAATGCGAATGTAACTAGATTGTTAGCGGTTGGAGGAAACGTCGTCGCGGGAAATTTGGTAGGAAACGGGACGTATTTGACCTTGCCAGGGTACTTCATCACACCGCGTGGTTCGGTAGCGAATCAAACGGCTCGTTTGGCTCTCAACGTTCCCGTAGGCACGTTGATATTTCAAGCCGATAATTCGACGACGTATTTACTCAACGCGTTACCCGCAAGCACGAATTCCAACTGGTCCGCGTTCAATGCGGGAAGCGGGGTGCAGAGTTTCAATACGAGATCAGGCGCGGTCGTCGCGCAATTTGCAGATTATAATGACATACAAGTCCTTATGTCTCAAAATATAGGACCCGCGAGGCCAGGTATAGACGGTATATCTGTTGCTCTGTATTATCTCGATTACGCCAAGGCAAATATCACGAACGGTAACATAAGCGCTTCCTTGTTTTTAGGAAACGTCGCGTCTTCAGGAAACGTTGATGCTGCGAATATAAATATGAGCACTCTTCGCGTGAACAATTTTGTGTCAGTTTCAGGGCAAGTAAATACCGCCGGAAATATTTTTGCTTCGTATCTGTTGGGTAACGGAACGCGACTCGATAGTCTCCAAGCTCAGTTCCCCGGGACGGGAAATGTAGATATCGTCGGAAATTCCATCTCCCCTGGAAATCTGTACGTCACAGGTCAAATAACGGCACTTGGTAATATCTTCGTACGTAATTTGTATGCCAACATCGTGGCAAACGCGATAACGACGGACGCTCTACGCGTATCAACGTACACGAGTGCCTTCTCTGCATCTGGTACTGGAAATATCTCCGCTGGCAATTTCGTCGGCAACTTGGTCTCTACGGGAAACATCATAGCTGGGACATTCCTCGGAAACATGATCGTGACCGGTAACGTGACGTCTGGAAACTTGACTACGAACGTCATTCGAGTATACGGAAATGCGTTCAGCAATACGATGGTCGCGACGGACATGATTCTCGGAGGAAACTTGTTCGTACTTGGAAATGTAGGAAATGTAGGCACGTTCCCGCAATTTTCGATATCTATATTCAACGCAAATAACATCGTGCTTTCTGGAGTTCAAAATCAGACAGCAGGAAATTTGTTACAGTACCAACCGCTGGTCGCGAGCACGATATCGGGATTCATCCAGAAGCAAGAGTACGGAAACGTGAACAACGGATTCCCTACGTTCGGCGACGGCGAATATACAGATTCTAGATCGGCGATGTTTATATACAAAGACCAACTCTATGGATATGGCCCTGGGTGGGTCGGGTCCACCAGCTGTGCAGGAGCACCCCCTATAGTTCCATATCCCACCGTCGTTCCTTTGTACACTTTTCCTACTACGCAAGTAGCGGTCAAAAAGGTGAAGTATTCGCTGACGGATGTGCTGGTTCTCACGACCGACGGAAGAGTATTGGCATTCGGAGGAACGTACGGAACGTTCATTCCCACGGTCGTTCCTCTCCCCGGACCTGCTCGAGAGATACATTTTCCTCCGCTGAGAAATAACGCTACTGGGTACACTTCGCAAACTCCGTTGGGAGCCACGTTAGGAAACGGGCAATTGTTCATGTGGGGATATAACGGGTCGGGACAACTCGGACGTGGCAATTTCACGACGAGTCTGACGCCTCAAGTTCCTCTCGGTCTAGAAAGAGCAAACGTGATAAAACTGACGATGAGCACGTTCGGTTTCACGGGCGTGTGCGCGGTTCTCGCAAACGGAAGAATAGCCACGTGGGGATACAACTCGATTGGTCAACTCGGACTCGGTAGTACGAGCACGGGCGTGGCCACGCCTGCGTACGTATCAACGTTCACCGGTCTTACCGCAAGTTCCAACGTGGCAGATGCTCAATTCGTAGGAGGATTTGATGGGTTTGCTGCGACGGCAGATTACACGTCTCTTCGCGTCCTCCTCAGAGACGGTTCGAGTTACGCAACGGGAAGTAATCGCAATGGCGAACTCGGTATAAATAATACCACGAACTCTACCACGTTCCAAAGAGAAAACACAAACAGATCGAACATCGTAGGAATAGGAGGTCTTCAGATGGTCAACACGTGTCATTATATAATTCAAAATGATGGGCAGATGTTGTTTTGCGGAAACAAACGATCGTTCGGAGTGACCGTCGGAGCAACCACTCAAAACGTTTTTTATTTGGGAGATGGCGTGGGTTCGTACGGGTTCCAGCGAGCGATGTTGTCGACGGGTTCCATCATAACAACTCCTTCCGTAGGATTCCATGCTTCGGCATCGGAATCTGCAAATCTTACAGCCGGTACCACGTTATACTGGGCCATGATTAAAGACAATAGAGGCAACTTGTGGGTGATGGGAAACAATAATACGGGGCAACTCGGCATAGGAAATGCGGACAACTACATGAACGGTTTCATAAACGTCAATCAATTTTTGACACCCGCAAACATTCCTATATACAGTTACGTGGGAACTGGATTTTCGGGAGCAGGTGGGACGACGTCCATCGTGACTGCGGACGGAAGAGTGATGACTTCGGGAGTGAATATTCAAGGTTCTGGCGGCACCGAACCTATTCCAACAGGATCAAATACGTATTATTTCACTCCCGTAATAGGATTCAGCGAACCTCTGACTACATAGTGTTATAGTCGTATTCATACACTTTTGAAATACAAATTGAAATTAATTTCAAATCTGTAAATTTTAAATATAAAATATCGAACAAAATTATATTGCGATATACAAAGGAATGTCGGGAAGTGACTTCAAAACGAACCTCAACAAATTCGCGAGCATAAATTACGATACAAATGTGATGGAATTCGGTGGTCCCATACAAGCAAACTCTATCACAGCCCAGTCGTTTTCTGGAAATGTGTCGTCTACGATGCCGACGACCGCGAGCATCGACATCAAGGGAAACGTCACGGGAAACTCCGTCGTTTCTAACACGATAATCGCAAACACGTTTTCGGGCAATTTGATAGGTAACGGCGCTTTGCTAACTGGCGTAGTATCTTCGTTGCCGTCAAAAGCCAACATAGACATTATTGGGAACGTGAGATCCAGTGGAAACTTGATCGTTGGAGGACAGATAAGCACGGGAGGAAACGTGTCCGCGAATTACTTTTTTGCAAACGGTGCTTTGCTTACGGGAGTAAACGTATTACCAACGAAGGCGAATATAGATATCGTCGGAAACGTGATTGCCCCTGGAAACGTGATTGCACAAGGTCAAGTAAACATCGCAGGAAACGTATCCGCAAATTACTTTGTCGGAAACGGTGCTCTGATGTCCGGAATATTGACGTCTCTCCCAACTCGCGCGAATATTGATATAGTAGGAAACGTTCTGGCACCGGGAAACGTCATCGTTCAAGGCCAGGTGAACGCCGTTGGAAACGTGACGGGAAATTATTTCTTGGGAAATGGTATTCTGTTACAAGGAATCGTAACGACGTTTCCAAATCAAGCGAACATAGACATAACGGGAAACGTTGTTTCTCCTGGAAATGTATTTGCACTGAGTCAGGTGACCGTGGTGGGTAATGTCGCAGCCTCATATTTCATAGGAAACGGGTCGTCTCTTTCAGGAATACTCACGTCTCTTCCGAATCGCGCAAACATAGACATAACGGGCAACGTGGCATCTCTCGGAAATATCGTCGTTCAAGGTCAAGTGACCGTCGTGGGAAATATGTCCGCAAACTATTTTGTCGGAAACGGTGCTTTGCTACAAGGAGTTCTCAAATCGCTTCCTGGACAAGCGAACATAGACATCGTCGGAAATGTCAATGCTCCTGGAAACGTGTTCGTCCAAAACAATCTGAGCATCGTCGGTAATGTTACGGCGGCGTATTTCATAGGAGACGGAAGGTTGTTGAGTAACATAAACACAGTTCTCCCTCAAACAGGCCCCGGAGACATAACCGGAAACGTGTCTGCCCCTGGGAATATCCTCGTCCAAGGACAAGTTACCGTCGTCGGAAACGTGTCATCAAGATACTTCATCGCGAATGGTGCTCTCTTATCTGGAGTATTAACATCTTTGCCAACGAGTGCAAATATTGACATCGTAGGAAACGTGTTCGCGCCCGGAAATATCATCGTTTTGGGTCAAGTAACCGCCGTCGGCAACGTGACTGGAAATTGTTTCCTCGGAAACGGATCTACTATGGACGGCGTATTAAAAACACTACCCGCCCGTGCCAATATTGATATCGTGGGTAACGTGACGGCGCCTGGAAACATTATCGCGAGTGGTCAGGTCACCGTACTAGGAAACGTGTACTCGAGTTATCTTTTCGGAAACGGTGCTCTTCTGACGAACGTGAGTTCAACATTACCTCCTACGGCGAATACGAATCTCATCGGAAACGTGACTTCTTCAGGCAACCTCAGAGTAACAGGACAAGTAGACGTAGATTCGCTCACGGCGACAAACTATTATTTTGGAAACGGTAAATTCTTGACCGGAGTGGTAAACACGATCATAGGAGTGCAAAACGTGGACATCATAGGAAACGTGATTGCCTCTGGAAACGTGAGCGTTGCAGGTCAAGTCAATTTCACCACATTTGCCGCAGGTCAATATCTCGTAGGAAACGGTGCTTTCGTGACGAGCGCGAGTGCCGCGTTACCTGGAAACGCGAATACGGACATCGTGGGAAACGTGATCGCTCCTGGAAATATACTCGTTTCCGGATTCCTGACAGCGGCAGGAAACGTGAGCGCTACATATTTCCAAGGAAACGGTTCGTTGCTCACTGGATTGAATCCGGTGCTTCCTTCTACATTGCAAAGAGACGTAATAGGAAATGTCGTGGCCCCTGGGAACGTGTTCGTATCCGGACAATTAACTTCTGTCGGAAATACGGTGGCAACCTATTTTATAGGAAACGGATCCACTCTTTCTGGCGTCATAAGCGCGTTACCACCTATCGTAAATTTGACTGTAACGAACGGAAACGTGAGCGGTACTTTTGCGAACGTGCAAAACGTGCGAGTTTTGATCGGAGACATCGCAAATATCGGAAACGTTATCTTCTTCGGAGGAAACATCACGTCGAACAATATCATTGGTAACGGATATTTCATAGACGGAATTCTCAAGACGTTCCCATCTGCAGCGAGTGTGGACGTGTTGGGAAATGCCACGTCTAACGTGATTATCACGAACTCTTTGCTTGCCGGAAATCTTAACGTCGGTAGATCTCTTATCGTCGGTGGAAACATCGTGGCGGGTTCTTTTGCGGGTAACGGGTCTAACGTGGCACTCGCAGGACTTTTACTTAAAATACTGCCTGACGTAGCAGATCAAAGCGCGCGTCTTGCGTTGACGACTCCGAACGGGTCTCTCGTAAAACAAACCGATTCTGGAATTCGATACATATTGACTCAGCAACCTCCGAGCGTCGACTCGAACTGGCTCATTTTCACGGGAGCTTCCATATCCGTGGTATCTCTGTACAACAATACGGGTTCCGTTTTCCCTGGTATAGGAGATTATACGGATGCTACTGTCGGACTGAGTGCTGCTGTCGGAGATGTTCCCGCTTCGCAATCGTTGGCGACTGCGCTGTATTCTCTCGAAGCTGGAAGAGCGAATATCACGACGAGCGGTGTCATCCCAGCGTCGTTCAGAGGAAACTTCGTGTCGACCAACGCGGATGCGACAAACGTGGTGACGTCAATACTTCGTATAAACGGAAATCTCACAGGCAATACATTGAACGCGTCGGGAAATATCACGGGAAACTACTTTATAGGAAACGGAATATTCATCACGGGAGTGACTCAACAACTTGCGAGTTCCGCAAACGTGAACATTATCGGAAACATAGTAACGCCCGGGGGAGGAAATGTTTTCGTAGGAGGCCAGGCAAATTTGAACATGACAGGAAACGGAAACCTGTTCGCACGTACGTTCATAGGTAATATGTTCGCGAACACGATGACCACCGACATCCTGATTTCGAACGTGATTCTCTGGAATAACGGTGGATTTACGAGCAATGCAAACGTTATAGCGAACGTGTTAAATCCCGTCAATTTTACGAGCACATCGAATATGAGTTCGAGACTGTTTATCGCAAACAATGTGATATCGTCTGGAAACATACTCTCGACAAACGTGACTGCGTTACAATTGATCGCAGCAAGCAACCCGGGAAATCTGTTTGTCATAGGAAACGTCGTGGGACAAGACATGTGGATAGGAGGAAACGTGACCACGTTCGGAAACAACGTGACGTTTTCTAATAACGTTATACTGGGATATTTGAGTAACGCACAACCCGACGATACGATCATGACTCCTCTCATGTTGGATCTCAGGTCGAACGCTGTGTCCAGATATACGACAGCGCCTCGTGGAAATTTCGGTTCGATGTCGTGCGTATTAGGGTTGGAGGGAACGATGGTCATAAGAAACGGCGTGCTGTACAGAAGTGGAATAGGATATGCAAATAATTATTTTCAAATATTCGGTTACTCGGAAAGCAATTATACGCTCAATCCCGTGACGTTGATCGGAGGACCTTCGACGAGAATAGTGGATGTCAAATACAATTTCAACAATGTAATCGCTTTAACCTCGACGGGAGAAGTATGGAACTGGGGATACACGTGCAATCCATTGGATCCGTTATACAATCCGGTAAAAATAGCTTTACCATCATCTGGAAATGTAGTCGCTAAGATATTCGCACCAACACAACGTGCATACGGTGGAGCAAACGGTCAATCACAATATGCAGCAGTACTGTCAAATGGCCAGATGTACATGTGGGGATTGAACGAGAGTTATCAATGCGGTGACGGTACGACAACGTATTCGCTCACACCACGTATTCCCACGGGACTTTCCGCGATAAAGGTAGTCAAAGTAGCGATGAGTACGACGTTCAGCGGATCTACGTTTGCATTGTCAGACACGGGAGCGTTGTACAGATGGGGGAATAACTCTTCCGGAGAACTTGGTACAGGAAATGTTGATGTGATAAAGATTCCGATCACGAGTTCCGGGATATCGGCTTCGGGAGTAGCGGACGTGGCTTTTTCGGGTGGTATTTATTATGCAGGTTCGCAGGTGAACAGAACGTCTTCTCGTATCTTATTAACCAACGGAACGAGTTACGGGTCTGGGTGCAACGTAGACGGAGAACTCGGTATAGGTACCGTGATAAACACGAACACGTTTATACGTGAAAGTACGAATAGATCTAATATCGCTGCGATAGGAACCGTGTCGTGTCTTTCGAACAACGCACATTACATAGTGCAAACGGACGGACAGATTCTGTTTTCCGGAGCTAGAAATTTATTCGTGAGCACACCTGCCACGGCCGCTTTGACGTTCACTGCGCCAAGCGGAGGGTTCCAATATAATATGCTGCCAAGTGCCACCACGGGAATTGTACCTAGGATTCAATCTGCTTGTTCGCCTCTGAATCCAGCTCTCTATTATTACAGTACTGTAGGATTATTAGATAATACAGGAAATCTCTACGGGTTAGGATACAATACAAATGGTCAACTCGGAACCGGAACCGCGATTCCAGACGCGAACATATACCCGTTTACATTATTAAATCAATATATGCCAGGGAATGCACGAGTTGCCGATTTCCTTATGAACCAGTTCGTGAACAGATCTGGAGGAACGATCGTCTCTCTCACGGACGGAACGATGATGTGTGTAGGAAACACGTGGTCGGGAAGCATTCCTATAGCGGTTGCTCCGCCGAGTTATGGTACGACTGGTCCACTGTATATCGGGAACAACATTCCTGTTCCATACTGGACGTACGTCCCCGGATTCGGACCACAGAACCAGTATTAAAGTACATTAGATTTCATCAAAAAAAAATGATTGATTACATAAATACATGTCGTCTGGAAGTAATTTCAAAAAAGATCTTTTGAAGTACAGTTACATCAATTATGATTTGGGAACCATGAATTTCCCGGGGAACATTTCCGCGACGTCTATTTCTGCGCCGTATATTTACGGAAATGTGAATGTCAATTTATCCGGAACTGCGAATCTCGACATCGTCGGAAACGTAATAGGAAACTCGATCGCCACACAGTACGTCCAAGCGAATACGGTGACCGCGAACGTGTTCACGGGAAACGGATCTTGGTTGTCCGGCGTAGTGACTTCCGTTTCCGCGAAAGCAAACATAGATATCGTAGGAAACGCAACAGTTCCCGGAAACGTCGTGATAGGAGGCAAGGCAAACGTCATCGGAAACGTGAGCGCAACGTATTTCATAGGCAACGGTGTGTTTCTCAGCGGAATATTGAACGTCGTTCCGTCTTCCTTGAACATTGACATACAAGGAAACGTGGTCGCCCCTGGAAATGTACAAGTGGTAGGACAAGTGACAACGTCTGGAAATGTCGTAGCAAATACTTTTATAGGTAACGGAGCATCGATCACGAATGTATTGAAAACGCTTCCCGCATCTGCGAATATTGATATGATCGGAAACGTGACAGCTCCTGGCAACATTGTCGTTCAAGGACAAGTCAACGTGAGCGGCAACGTATCTTCTGCGAGTTTTATAGGAAACGGAAGTCTGTTATCTGGTGTAACGACTTCTGTACCGTCGTCGACATCGAGTGACATAGTAGGAAACGTGACGGCTCCGGGGAACGTAACGGTTGCAGGTCAAATTTATTCACAGGGCAATATAGTGTCTTCGTATATTCTCGGAAACGGAACGTTATTATCAGGGATCGTAAAGGCGATCCCTGGCATCGTAAACATAGATATCGTCGGAAATGTGGTTTCTCCTGGAAACATCGTCGTTCAAGGACAAGTGAGAGCGACTGGAAACGTTGTTGCAAACGTTTTTGTTGGAAATGGTGTTCTTTTACAAGGAGTGTTGACATCGGTTCCTACTCGTGGAAACATTGACATCACAGGAAACGTGGTTGCTCCGGGGAATCTGTACGTACAAGGACAGGTATATGTTGCGGGAAACGTGATCGGAAGCACGACGAATTCGTATCTTATCGGAGATGGGTCTCGATTGACGAATCTGCCATGGGTCACACCTGCGACCGCAAACGTAAATCTCTTGGGAAACGTATCAGCTCCGGGCAATATAATCGTTCAAGGAAATCTCGTATCTGTTGGTAACATAAGCGCTTCGTATTTTACGGGTAACGCCGCGGCATTACAAGGAGTCTTGTTGTCTATTCCGTCTCGTGCAAATATTGACATACTCGGTAACGTATCCTCCAGAGGAAACGTGACAGTTTCGAATGCGATGATCGTGGCGGGAAACGTGTCCGGTTCGTTTTTTTACGGAAACGGCTCTTTGTTAAGCGGAATATTGACTTCTCTACCTTCTACGGCCGCGATATCCATCGTAGGAAACGTAAACGCTCCTGGAAACATCGTCGTGTTGGGTCAGGTGAATTCGTCAGGAAACGTGACGGCATCGTCGTTCTTCGGAAACGGTGTGTTTTTGACGTCTGTCGTAGCGAATTTGCCGTCGCTCGGGTACATAGACATCGTGGGAAATGTATTTGCACCCGGGGACGTCACGATAGCAACCGATGCGAACATAACCGGAAACGTGACGAGCCCGTTCTTTTTTGGAAACGGAATATTTTTGTCGAACGTTACGCCGGTGCTTCCGCAAGTAGTTCAGGCTGATATTTTTGGAAACGTAACGACTGTTGGAGGAGGAAATGTTGTGGCGTACGGACAAATACGATCCGTTGGAAACGTTGTGGGAATCACGGGAACGTCGTATCTTGTCGGAAACGCCATATTTTTACAGAACGTTCCTACTCCTTACCCACCCGTCGCACAAGTAAATATCATAGGAAACGTCAATTCTTCCGGAAACGTAGTGGTTGGTGGGCAGGCAACCGTGTCGGGAAACGTAACGGGCCTTTTCTTCATAGGAAACGGAGCTTTGTTGACAGGTATTTCGACGGCTATTCCAGCTAGAGTCAACGTAGATATCGTCGGAAATGTCGTATCTTCTGGTAACTTGAACGTGACTGGGAACGTGGTCGCATCCGGAAACGTAAACGCCTTCTACTTCTTAGGAAATGGTTCGTTCGTCACGAACGTTCTCAACGTCTTCCCGACGTCTGCATCTGTCGACGTGTTCGGAAACGTATTGTCAGGAAACTATGCGACATTTGCAAACATATTCGTATCGACGAGAGGAAACATAAGCAACGTAGTCGTCATGGGCTCGAACGTGACTGCGGGTTACTTTTTCGGAAGTGGATCGTTGCTCACGGGACTTCTCACGGGTATACCATCGGTCGCGAACATTGACATCACTGGAAATATCGGAGGAAACGTGATCACTACGGGAAACATACGCGTCGTTGGAGATGCGTCGGTCGCGAACAACGTGACCGCGGGAGCCAACGTGACAGCATCGTATTTTATAGGAAACGGATACAATATCACGTTCCCCGGATTGTTTTTGATACCGTATGGAAGTGTGGCGAATCAAGCGGCCCGCCTTGCACTCACAGGCGTGTCACCCGGAACGTACTTGACTCAAACGGATACGGGTGTACAATATATTCTCGCATCGTTACCCGCGAGCGTGGATTCCAACTGGTTACAACTCACCATAGATTCTACGGCGGTAACGAGCGTG